TGGGCAAAGATTAATACCCGATAGCGTAAATGGAGCAAGGTATAAAATACCCGTCATGTACCCCTGTTTCTGGCCTTTGACAGTTTTTGAGTTTGTATCAATAGATAGCAACATTTTATAAACCCCCTTGATTTAAATATTCGCATGATTTTCTTGCTAGACTTGACGCGTTAAAAATGGCTTTTTTGTCATTCTTTAAGACTTTGATCCATGATTCTATATAGCTGGCATGCTGTAACTTACCGTCAATACTGCAATCACTACACAAAAACGATGCGCCAAGTTCCGCTACAAGTTCCTCGAATGCATACGCATCATCGCCAAATTTGTTACCTTTAACCCTGTCTAGGCGTGAAGCATGCCCCGTCCAATGGGTTAATTCATGTAATGCCGTTGCGTAATAATCTGACTGAGTTTTAAAGTCTGACTTAATAGGCATGTGAATTTTATCTAATGAGGGTATGAAACAAGCTCTATCGCCTCCATGCTCGATAGTTGCACGCGATAGTAATTTATCTGCAAGCTCGTTAGATGTGAATTCTGCCGCTGGTTTAACGTCACTTTCTAGTTCTAGGTTGTCAATTTGATCGACATTAAAAACAGAAAATGCGCGCATCAATGGGATAGTTTTTATTAATTCTTTATTCTCAGTTATATTAATAGGTTTAAATAGTATAACTGTTGTACCTTTCTCGCCCTTTCTTACTTGTCCACCGGCATCCTGAGCTTGTCTGTAGGTTAACCAGCCGGTTGACGCATGGTTTGACATACCTAAAACTAGGCGATTTATTCCGTTGTAATTTTTGTGACTAATGGCATTATGAGGAGCGGATAAACTTGCCCAGGGTTTAACCCATGCCGGCGTCCCTGATTCTAACGATTTTAAAATGCTGTCTGTTATAGTTTGATATGCGTCCATTTTTTTATCCTTAATTCAAAATGAATTTTTGACTTCTTAAATCCTCCCCGGAGGGAGGAGGTTAATTAAATTTGTACTTCTACCTCAGTGAAAATTAAACCTTTGAAAGCTTTTGATTTCATAAATGGCTTGGCAATGTATGACGCCTGAATCGCGTCAAATCTGTTATGAAATAAAGTTGCACGATTTGCATCACCTACCCACGTAGTCCGGAATCCTCTGATATCTTTCGAAAGCTTTAAGAACCAAGCGTTAACACCTAACTCTGATTGAACTAGTATTTTTGTATTCATTTCTTTATCCTTTTTATAAAACTGTTATCAAAATGACAACGACAACTTATTATATATCGATATATATATTAATATCAACCTTTATTTACATATATATATAAATATATTTATCAATAGGCGCGCGGTTTACAGCGATAATCTAATATTTTTAAGATTTATTTTTAACTGACTAGACTTAAGATTTTGACTCTAAAAAAGAAAAAAAAGAACGCATTAAATAAGGTTATTCTTATCATTTATATATAGAGAATATAAAAAGAATTGTTGCACTTATGCATAGTTACTATATAGTCATAATTTGACGCGGTAAAAATATCAATTAATCATTGATTTATTATAGATTATGAAAATTCAAGGACTAAAAAAAGTTGTCTCAGTCACAAAGAATGTTATTTCTGACAGAACTTTGCGCAGACTTTATGGCGTTAATCCTCCCAATAAAGTTAAAAAGGGTAATTTTCTGGCTCACGTTCCTACGCTAGAATCACGCGCTGTTGCCCAATCTAGTAGCGGTTTAGGTATGACGCAGGGACAAATAGCAACGCTTATCGGGATTGGCACACCATGTCTGTTAAAGCATTATGGCGTAGAACTAGCACTCGGTAAGTCCCTTGTCTACAACTCAGTTGCAAGCGCACTTTATAAAAAAGCTATGGAGGGCGATACGGTTGCGCTAATCTGGCTATCTAAGGCGCAACTGAAGTGGACTGATAAGACAGAGATTGAGCAGACAGGATCGATAGAGCATACGTTTAAATGGCTAGAATAGCCTCTTTATTGCGTTATCTGCCAAACTGGCATCCTTGTATCAATCATAGAATTAAACTCATTGAAGACAATCCTAGTGGCTTACATTCTCAATAGTTATCAAGGTGGGAAAACTCTACTGTTTAAAGCGTGTTTTATGTACCAAGGTGGGAAATGTATACTATTTAACACAAAGTGGAGCGCGGCACACTCTGACGCGATGAGACAATGAGACAAAGTGGGGCGTTGTCCCATTTAAGGGGCATTTTAAGGGGCAAAGTGGAGAATGTACTTATTATTAGGCTAATATGTCAGTTAAAAAGATAGAGCATATTATCAACTATAAGGCGCGGGACGCGTTTAAACCTTTCCATGCACGCACTCAACGATGGGCTGTGCTAGTATGTCATCGTAGAGCGGGTAAGACTATAAGCGCATGTGTAGATATTCTCAGAGCCGCGTTATCCTTTAAGGGTAAAAACGGGCAATTCGCCTATGTGTCACCTTATCGCTCACAGGCCAAGTCCATCTCATGGGAGTACTTCAAGTACTACGCGGGTACAACGGCTAAAGATACTAACGAATCAGAGCTAATGATAACGTTAGTCAATGGTAGCAAAATACGGCTATTTGGCGCAGACAACGCAGACGCCATGCGCGGCTTAGGCTTTGACGGTGTATATCTAGATGAATATGGAGATTTTAAACCGTCAGTATGGGGCAACGTTATACGTCCTACTCTATCGGATCGGCAGGGCTGGTGTGTCTTCGGAGGGACTCCTAAAGGTAAGAACGGATTCTGGGAAATAAAACAAACAGCGTTACGCATACCTAAAGAATGGTTCTACATGGAATTAAAAGCCAGTCAGTCTAATCTACTGCCAGCTGGTGAAATAGAGGCAGTTAAAGCCCAACTGACTCCCGATCAGTATATGCAAGAATACGAATGTTCCTTTGAAGCCGCTTTATTAGGAGCTTTTTACGGAACAGAGATGAATGAGGCACAATCAAGAATAATAGACGTAGCCTATGACAACAATCTGCCAGTACATACTGCATGGGACTTAGGTTACCGAGATGATACAGCTTGCTGGTTTTATCAGGTAATTGGAAATGAGCTACATATTATTGACTTTTTTGCAGTTTCTGGTGAAAATATTACAAATATTTGCAGTATTGTATTGAATAAGCGATATAGATATGGTAAACATTACTTACCACACGATGCAAGAGCTAAAACTTTAGCGGCGGCAGGTAAGAGTATAATTGAACAAATGGCTGAACATTTGGGCATAAATAGTATGGAAATAGTACCAGATTTATCAATACAAGACGGTATTCAGGCTGTTAGAAAGATTTTGCCTAATTGCTGGTTTGATAGAGTTAAATGCGAAGAAGGTATAGAAGCATTAAGACAGTATTCTAGGGACTATGATCAGGATAAGAAAGCATATAGACAAACTCCCAAACATAACTGGTGTTCTCATCCTGCAGACGCTTTCCGAATGTTAGCAGTCGCATGGAGACAAGAGCCTGTACCGAAAGCACCGAATAGAGAAGTGGCATTAATTGTTGGAGATCAAAATACAGCAACACTAGAAGATGTCTGGGCAGATCATAACAAATACAAAAGGAGTCGAATATGAGTGGCATAGCAAATCCCTATCGGTATCAATACGAAACAGTAGCAGTCAGTCAAACAGGACAGGTGTTAGGTGGAACAGGTGCAATCGGTGACTATGTTCATAGACTAATCATTAATACAATCACCGTAGCAACTGCTGGAGTCACACTAATAGACGGTTCAACATCAATCGTTATACAGACAGCCGCAAGTGCAGTCATTGGTGTACAGTCAATAGAGATTAATACAGCGTCATTAACTGGCGCATGGAAGATAACAACGGGAGCAGGAGCAACAGTAGTAGCAGTTGGAATATTCTCAGCATAATGCCTACACCTAAGCAATACGCAGATGCTTTAAGTGCAACACCTAGAAACTCATGGAAGTATCTAGCTGATGCAATGCAGCCTATATCTGAGTTTGCTGATACATTTAAGGTTAAGCAAGATGTTCCATTAGT